GCGCCTAGCGCAGCCGCCTCTGTAGAAATCATTTACTACAGTGAAATTCAGCCCTTAGACACAAGCAATCAAACCAATTTGTTTACCCGGGAGTGCCCACAGGCTATGCTGTTTGGTACGTTACTCCAGGCCCAAGGATATTTAAAGGCGTTAGACAAATTGCCTGTTTGGAAATCATACTACACGGACTCGATTACCGCGCTCAAAAAAGAAGACAACAGCCGCAAAATCGACAGAAACACATCGGTACAGGAACCCTAATATATGCCAACATTTACATCGCCGTTTACTGGTACCGTCGTTCAGCCAACCGACGTATCGTACTACGCGCTTAACTTTAGCGCGAATGTACAGCTCTATTGGCCAGCCGTTGTAAACCCAACGCAGGTCCCTGCCGCGCGTGTTATTGACGCGACACCGTCTGTCGCTAGTTTAATTATTAACCTGCCAGAGGCAAACCAAGGCGCCACTGGTACCGATATTTTAATTCGTAACTTTGGCGCTGTCGCGTTCACTGTTCAAAATTTTGGAGGCACTGGATCGGTTTCCGTTCCTGCAGGTGTATCTAAATACTTCTACCTATCTGATAATTCAACCTCTGCGGGTGTCTGGCAAAACGTTACGTTTGGTACCGGCACATCATCTGCCGATGCCGCCTCATTAGCCGGCCCTGGTTTAGTGGCGCTTTCCGGCAAACTAAATACCACACAAAATATTATTGAGGTATCCTCCCCACCCACAATTACCGACGCCAGCCGCGCCAGTACATTTATCTGGACAGCCGGCAACGGCACCATTAACCTACCAACGGCGACTAGCCTAACGGGTGGTTGGTTTATTGCGTTTAGAAATACGGGTACTGGCACACTGACATTTGCGCCTCAGGGAGCATCATTAATTAACGGCAACGCAACACTGGATGTAAACCCAGCAGAGTCTGGCTTTATTATGTTCCAGCAGTCAACCAACAACTTCTTTACCGTTGGCTTGGCTACGCCGTCCAATGTAACATTCACGTCATCAACATACGACGTAGATTCAATTATTGGCGGCACATTTAGTCTTGTATCATACGCACCAATTATCCAGACATACGTCGCACTTTCTGGCACACGCTCAACTACATTGGCCGTTACTTTACCTGCCACGACGCAGTTGTACGTGTTGGTTAATGACACGAGCCAGCCAACATACAATATAACGTTCCAAGTATCTGGCAGCCTGCAGACGCCAATTAGTTTAGCGGACGGAGCAATTGCCTTGGTTCTCAGTGACGGTAACTTTTTATACGTTATTAGTCAAACAACAACCAATGTGTTCCTTGCAATTAATGGATCCGCCGCGGCGCCGTCGCATTCATTTATTAGCAACACTAACACCGGCATGTACTTAGTCGGGACTAATGTGCTTGGACTATCAGCCAACTCAACCAATATGTTGAGCCTTGATAATACCAACACGCTAAGTCCGCAGGTATCAACTCCAGCAACATTTAACGCAGGATTAATTGGTGGCGGGACGTTCTAATGGCTGGAGAAAACAAGCTACCAGACCAGTATAATATGGTCTACACGCTTGGTGTTCAGCCAGGTATAAAACGAGACGGCACAGTATTTGAGTCACGCGAGTTCAGTGACGGAGAGTGGTGTCGTTTTCAGCGCGGTGTCCCCAAGAAAATGGGCGGATACCGTGAGCTGTTCGCGACGTTCACTGGCATCCCACGCGGCATGATCGCCAACTCGTTTAACGGCGTTAACTATGTATTTGTTGGTAACCAGTTTGGTTTAGAAGTATTTACGACAGGCACTACGTTTGGTGTTGGTAGCGGCCCACTTACCGTAAATATTTTACCGGGCTACTCACCGTTTACATTAGTATCAAATACTGTCAGCCAGTTTGTTGTGGCGACCGATGTCACCGCGGCATTCCCCGCCGGCATGAAAGTTATTTTTAATAATACTGTTGCTACACAAACAACAGTAATTAGCTCATCGTACACAGCGCCCAACACTACCGTAATTGTGACAACGTCAAGCATTGTGGGCACACCAACAACAGTGTCCTTGTATGACGAAACCTTTACCGCTGATCCAAATCTGTTGTGGCAGTTTGACTTACAGTACTCGCCTGCGGGTGGATCCTTGCAAGTGCTGGCACACCCAGGCCAAAACCTAGCAAACATCGACAACGCCATTCAGACCCAAGTACTAACTGGTGGCCTATTACCAAATTCTTCAAACCAGTGGAACTTCCAAGGGTTGGCAGATACAGGTGGTCAAAACCCAACCTATCGCCCAATCATGGTAGACGGCGGCGTATGTGTTTTGTATCCGTTCACGTTTGTGTATGGGTCAGACGGCTTTATCGCCAACAACAACGTTGCAACCAACACAACACTAACAACATACAACCAGCAGACAATTACCGACTGGAACGGCGCAACCGCTAACCAGGTCAATATGGCCTCATCTAAAATTGTTAAGGGCTTTCCGGTGCGTGGTGGTACTAACTCACCCTCTGGATTGTTCTGGGCAACGGACAGTTTGATTCGTGTCTCATTTTCGGGAACATCGCCTCTCTACTGGCGCTATGATATTATTTCTAGCCAGATCTCTACAATATCATCCTCTTGCTTTGTTGAGATGGATGGTATTTTTTACTGGATGGGTGTCGACCGTTTTTACCAATACAACGGTGCGGTCTCTGTACTGCCAAATGATAAGAACGTAAACTGGCTATTTGATAACCTCAACTTCGTACAACGCCAAAAGGTATGGGCTACTAAAGTACCTCGGTATAATGAGATCTGGTTCTTTTACCCCCGTGGCGACGCAACGGAATGCACCGACGCAATTATCTTTAACGTCAAAGACAAGATCTGGTACGACGCCGGTAGCGCGGCTGGTTCACGCAGATCGTGTGGCTACACAACCGAAGTCTTTCCAACGCCGATATGGGCTGGTTGGGAAGACATTAACTCATTTAGCACACCGTTTACTGTAATCGCCAAGCCCGCCAGCCAGCCAGCTTTAAACAACAACCAAATTTATTTAAATGGCGATGTCTCAATTACATTTGGTGCTGGTGACTACGTCGCCACATCAAACGGCGACAACCCGACGGTGTACAAGGTAGTGACTAGCCAGTTTCTGTTTACCTCTGCCATAACGGCGACTAACCCAGAGGGCGTGACATTAATTACGGTAGACGAAAATTTTAATCCGTCGCTTGTCGCAGGTAATTTGGTGTACTACATCGAGGGAGGCTACCCGCTCTGGCAGCATGAGTTTGGTACAAACGCGATTACGTTTAACCAAGAGTTTGCGATTACATCTAGTATTACGACTTGCGACATTAGCTGGGTTGGCGGGATACCGTCCCAAGACAGCCCAACTGGCGTTAACCGACGCATGCACCTAAGACGTATCGAGCCAGACTTTGTACAGACCGGCGCAATGGCGCTAACCATTTTAGGTCGTAAGTTTGCCCGTGGAGCGGTTGAAAACTCTGGACCATTCCCGTTTGACCCCGACACAGGTAAGATTGACCTGCGCGTAGAGCACCGTGAGATCCGGCTTAAGTTTGAGTCTAATGTACTGGACGGTAACTTTGAGATGGGGCGCCTGTTGATTACGGCAGAGTACGGCGACGAGAGGCCGTGAGTATTCAGACATTTTTTCCGATGAACCCAGAGTATATGTCCTGGGAGGATTGGAACGGTAACTTTTTACACTACTTTGGCGAAGAGCCAGTTATGTACAGCCCCGAGGCAGACTGGAAACTGGTCGCTAAAAACATCAGCCAGTTGACCACATTTGAGAGTTACCCAGTCCCGGACCCCGATATATTTGAGACTTGGCAGGAGTGGGCCTCAGCGCTTAGCTTTATTTTAAACGGCCCAACCGAATAAAAAGGGCGCTAAAGCGCTCTTTTTTGTATTATTATATATAGAAGCAATCTAACCCCCAGGAGTTACCATGCACGGTTTACAGACAATCAAGTATCTAAACGAACAGGCTGCAGCCAAAGCAATTTTAGCTAAGGCAGTGAAAGAGGCATTGGCCTCTAAGGCAAAAAACATTACTCAGTAATGTCTTCTTTTGTAGATTCAAAACACCAAAAATTATCACAAGATGAGATAATTAATATTGC